GCTCCAACAACTGCTCAATCAGTGTTGGTGTTATTTCATGCAACTGTATTGTCATCGTTCACCCTTTCCCATAAATCGTCAGCCACCCTGACCAACGAAACAATCATCTCCTCATCACGCTCAATCCTTATCACCTTCGGGTCAAACCAGGCCGGCATAAACGCCCCATCCCGTTCCTCCCTGAGCAACCACGCAAAATAGCAGAACTCTGCACCCGTCACAAACAGTTGCCATTGCACCTGCCGCCGATACTGTAACGGGATTTTCACCGGGTTCCAATCCTTCCCCGTAGTCTTCACTTCAGAGATTGCGTGATGTTCGAGCGTGAGCCCGTCAGGTGTGCAGAGATAGTGGTCGCTCACCCTGGATGAAATCAGCCAATCATTCGGCATCACACCATGCTTGTCTTTCAGGAACATCGAAATCGGCCCTTCCCAGGCACGACCAAACGCCATATACGGGTTATCGTTCTCCACAAAGTCGGCACGATAATCCTCCACCGCCTGCTCAAACCCGCCCGGCCCCGATGCAGCCTTCGCCACCTGCGTAGCCGTCACACCCTCCCTACGAGCCGACAACCACCGTTCAGCATTGACCGACTTAGAAGCCACAAACTGGTCAGGACTTAACATTGAACATCTTCTTCCAACGAGCGTGAGCTATCTGCAAAGCCTCACGAAACACTTCCTCCGGGTTCTCCGTCTTAGCAAGTTTCAAAGCAGCCCAAGACTTCTCCCAGATTGCACCCGAATCAGATTGCGAATCCAACCACTCAGCCATAATCAGGTCAGCTAACCGAGCCGCCCGAATATCCGTCACATTGTTCTCAACCATTGAAACCTCCACTAACCTTTACTGTATGAGCAACCGGGGACAAAGCTACCGCGACTTCAGTGCAGCCATTGTCAAAATCGGTGGTGTGCCATGTCAAGACATCCCCGACATTTTCTTCCCCGAAGACTTCCCCGACAAACAGACCAGGGAGTACGCGATCCGAACGGCCAAAGCGTTGTGCAAAGAGTGCCCGCTGCTGATTCAATGTTTCGCCTACGCTATCGAAGCGCAAGAACCCTATGGAATCTGGGCAGGCACCCTCCCACACGAGCGTTAGCCGTCTTCAGGCTCGTCATAGAACGCCGCATCGAGCGCATTCAAGTGAGCCCGCAGGAAGTAAGCCTGCTCCCGAGTGATGCACAGTGTCCCAGGTTCCCCTATCTGCCACACATCATCCCGTAGGCGTAAGCAAATGTCCCGCCCATCCATCCGCAAATCCATCATCGAACCGGCTCCTTTATCGTCAAAACCCAAACACCCATCAGGACAAGCAACCCACCGAAAATCAGTGAGTCTAAGTGTTGGAACAGCACAGCGCTACCAACACCTAGGCCGATGAAAACCCACCCGGCCCTCACAATGACACCACAATCACAGTCACACCAACCACCAACGCTGAAACGATAAGCGACCACCCGACCACACACATCCGGTTCTTCTTAGGTCGAAGGTCACGCCTCCGAGGGAGCAAAGCAACATGATCGCTCGCCTGTTTCGGCAGTGGCAAGGACATTTCGTTCTCCCACAAAGTAAGAGCCCGTTCCATCTTCACCTCATCCGTCATAACCGCCCACAGTTCTTCGGCAGTCATCAAATGTTCGTGTGCACGTTTCCACAACACAACCGCCCTCATATGAGGGTCACGAATGTCCTGCAGCTCAATCTCTAACTGTTGAAAGTAACCCATTGTGTTCCACCTTTCATTCGGGTTGTCTAGCACGATACACCACAACCCTCAAAAAGTGTATACTTCTGAGCATGGATTATTTAGGAAACTATGACGAACTATCGGTTGAGCAGCTTGCCGACCTTCGTGTCTGGCAGTTACAACGCCTAGAACGGGTCACAAAAGCCCTCAGAGCCCGTCTACGGGCCGAACATACCCAGGGAGATAACATTAGGCACCTGGCAAAGAAACTAGGCGTGACAAGGGCCACAATCTATTCGTGGTTAGGGGAATGAGAAACTCCCCGCCACCTAGATGACGGGGAGTTAGCCTCCATGAGAAGAAGCGTTCACCACGAACGCGTCTATCCTATTGACAACTTTCGCAGTTAAGCAAATCCATCGGATCTACCGGCACAGCGAAACCATCCACAACCTCACGCTCACTCATGATAAGTCAGCCTTATCGTATGTGAGAACCGAGGTGAGCAACGACATCAGACCGGCCAGCAGGGAAACTGAAGCAACCTGAATCCAGTCCACATCGAGAATGCCGGCACCGGCAACCAACGCAGCTAGCGCAACCTGAGCAACAGTTTTCACTGCACGCTCCAACGCGAAATCCCAATACTTCTTCCACTTATCCATCTTGATTCTCCTTTATCGATTTGTCTTCCCACACTGCCGCGAAACAGTATGAGGTTGTAATCAAAGTTACCAAAGCAACCCCACCCGTAATCAGGTCGCTGGTTGCACTGTCGTTATTCATGAGCACCGCTACGGAACCGCTGAGAAGCATGAGTGAGCCGAGAGAGAACGCTGCGAAAATATATCTGCGCCGAATCTTCCATGACGGTTTCATGTGAGGATCGCCACCATCGGGCTGATGATTGCGGCCAAGAATCCAAAGACCCCGATGACCTGCCACATCCGTTGCTCTAGTTTGCGAATCCGCATCTCATGATCGTCAATCTTTGCTTCTGAATCAGGCAGGGAGTTAGCAATTTTCTCCAACAGGCGGCCCTGCCGTTGAACCTCCAAATAAATGTCCCTCATAGACACCTTCACGCCAGCAGTTTCAGCATGCTCCTCGGTCATAGCGAACCCTCATTCAGTTTGCGTTGAACCGTAGACCAAGTGCCACGGCCCCACACACCGTCAGCTGTCACACCGATACGCGCCTGCACAGCTTTCCTGGTTGGTAGGTCAAGTTTGCCGGTTTGAGGAGTACCCACCCAAGCCTGAATCGCCTTATAGGTCATAGCCCCTGGCACACCGTCAATGCGACCCTGATAGAACTTCTGCTCCTGCAACCATGTTTGCCATTGCTTCCAGGTTGCACGATCTTCACGCCCAGACACTTTCAATGTTGATGCTGCGGAGTTTCCATTCAGGTACGGTGTGGGATCCACATCGGTTCCCCAGTTGGCGCGTTTGCGAACCTCAAAATGTAGGTGAACCCCAGTGCTCGCCCCAGTAGTCCCCGAAGTGTAAATGAAAGTCCCAGCCTCCACCCGTTCACCAACGCGAAGCCCAGTCTTGTGCGCCCCATGATAGTAAGCAGTGTGAACTTCCCCATGATCTATGAGAACAGTGTTACCGCCACCTTTAGGACTCCAACCGACATGAACCACAACACCAGGAGCAGCCGAAGTGACGGGGAAAGTGCCGGCGATGTCTATTCCGCGATGTTTGACACCGGCCTTGCCTGAAATGGGATGACGGCGAGGCCCATACTTACCGTTGGGATTGACAGTGAACCCGTCAGGCCAAGGTTTAGACAGCCTCATCAGACACCTCAGGCTTAACAAAAACATCAGCCACCGAATCATAGGTGTACCCGATACCTGGATAAACTCCCCTAAATGTTCCGTTATAGGAACACTGCAACCAGGTTCCCTGCATCCCCAATGAGGAAACGAAAGCCTGCCCAAGTGCTTCAGACTCATCACCATTCTCATCAGTGAGCGTATCGTTGTGAACAACAATCACTTCCCGAACCTTGTTATCGGAATCAATCCGCGCATAATGTGCCATTAGACAGCCACCCTCACAATCACAATACCTGAACCACCATTACCGCCCGTTAACGCGTTAGAGAAATCGCTGACTCCGCCGCCACCTGAGCCAGTGTTTGCAGTTGCGGCGCTGGCACTCGTGTTGTGGGTTCCAGCTGTTGCACCGCCGGAGCCTGCTGCCCCACCAGTCGGATTTCCCCCCCCTCCGCCTCCGCCGGCTCTAGTGACTGAAGAACCCGTGATTGAAGATGCTGTCCCATTTCCACCAGCACCACCCGTTGTTGTTGAAGTTGAGCCTCCAACAGCCGAGGAGCCACCGCCTCCACCACCAGCGGCAGTGTTAATTGTGCTTTGGTTTCCGCCATCGTTGCCTATAGGAGAGAAACCTAATCCGCCAGCTCCGGCTGCGTTGGTTTGAAAGCCTGAAGAGCCACCGCCTGAACCACCGTTGCGGCCGTTGACTCTCTGGACTTGACCAGTCGAAAGGCGCGTACCGCCACTCCCACCCCCACCACCAGGCGAATAAAAACTTCCAATTCTTGAGGAATTGCCGTTGTTTCCAGACAGCCCTTCATTGTCGTTAGCGTCAGCGCCAGCTCCACCAGCACCAACAGTGATTGTCGCAGTACCAACCGGAAAATATGCTTCAGAAATCGGTAGATAACCGCCGGCACCGCCGCCGCCAGCCCACCCGATGCCACCACCTCCACCGCCGCCAATAACAAGCAGCTCAGCAAAACCATCCTCGCTGAAAGTAATCGACCCAGAGCCGGTGAACGAATACACATTGTATGTCGTGCCACCCGATGACACTGTTCCTAAAGTTGGTGAGCCTGTAGTTCCAGACACAACGGCAGCCCCAGGAGTCGTAGACAATTCCTCCCACGCCGAACCGGAATAGTAGGTGAGCTTGTCGGAGTCTTTCAAGAAAGCAAACTGGCCCTCCACCGCAGTCCCAATCGCAGAACCACGCGCAGCAGTACCAGCAAAGACGAGGACACCCTGCATGAGGTAATCGTTGATGTCATCCTCGTCAAGAATTTCACCAGCGACAAACTCTTTGTAACCGCCTGCAGCCATTAGAAATCTCCCCAACTAGTCTTATACACAGTCAACTTGTCTGTGTCCTTCAAAAACGCAAACATCCCCTCACTCGGGGACAAAATCGCAGCATCCCTAGCCGCAGCATCGGCAAACACCATAATCATCTGATCCATGATGAAAGTGTTCACCTCCGAGGCAAGAAGGACATTCCCATCCTGGAACACCTTGAACCCTGCACCAGCCAACTCAACGCCTCCTAGAAACCAAGAACGCCTGGAGCGCCCTCACCTATTGTACCGAACTCCGGGTCACCGATAACGAACAAGGATGTCTGCAACGACCCCAACCCGAACGTCACCTGATGGCTCCCAGGGGACACGTCATGCGCGATCTGAATGACCTGCCCGTACCGTTCCACCTTCGCCCCCACCGGAGGATTACCCGGTGTGAGTTTCACCTGAGCAACATCACCAATCTCCAACGCAAACACTTCAGCCCGTTGTGGAGCCGTAATTTTGTCCACATCCACACGGATCGCCTGAAACCGTAACTGTGGCTCAGAGAAACGCGAGAGCAACAAATCTGCTAAACCCTGCACCTCATCCGCATCGTCAATGAGCGTGTCCACCGTCAACTCTGCAATCCCATAACGAGTCTGCGACAACGCCCCAGAAGCCACAGCTGTAGACCCAGGGCTCGTCACTGTTATCGAGTTATACAGTTGCTCCGTACCGTAATCGAGTGCCGCCGGTGCAAACGGAATCCCAGTCCCATCATCCGCAAACACTGTCACGTTATCCACTGTTGGCGTGGTGAGCCGGTCAACAAACGCAACCCGCCCAGACTTATCAATAAATAACAGTCCACCTTCAGACTGCTCCACCTTCTGCAAATAGGACAACACGTTACCCTCAAACACGTCAGCACCAAGGTCACTGTTGCCAGCATCAATGACACGATCTGCAACCGGCCAATCCACTGAAGGTTGCGACAACACTGCCTCAACGCGGGCACCCGTCAACTGTGCCACCGCAGTCCCCGGAGTCAGCTCCTGTTGTGCAAGAAACGTGAAACCATCCGCAGCCTCCAACGAAGCAGACTGCCGACCATTCGGCTCGAAATCAAAATTCCAGTCAAGAATCTTCCCCACATACTGAATCGCCGTACCGTTAGCCAACACGCGCACATCACGGCGAGGCACAATATCCCCGAAAAAAGGTGAACTCGTATAAAGAGGGTCGAACGCACGATCCTCATTATTCACCGTCACCGACAAAGTGCCAGCATTGAACCTGTCAAGGTCACGGTTCTTACCCCGCGACAACGACAACCCCGTCACCCTCGAAGTGATGTCAGTGAATGAAATTCCACCAATAGTGAACTCAGTGGAACCGATCACACCAGCCACCGCATCATCCAACGTGAACGCTTTAGACAACCCCAGCTCAACCGTTACCGACACGGGTTACGCCTTCGCAAACACTGGGCCAGAAGTACGCTCATACCGTTTGATAGCGTTCACAATCTGCTCCCCAACCTGAGCCCCATTAGTACCCATACCCGCCGTCACATTGATTGTGATGTTCGTACCACCACCACCCAGCCGGTCATTCGGCACAATGTTCCCGCCACGACCAGGCATGAAAACCTCCGGCCCCTGCTCACCAACTAGATAAGGCATACCACCCGTCACACGCCCACCCTGAGCCCGTTCACCAAAGTTAGGCAAACTCACACCGGCAGGAGTTTTCCTAGACAGTTGGTCGAAAAACTGTTTAGCCCGCTCGTAAGCACCCCTGAACGCATCCGCAATACGGCCCAAACCGTCAGACAAAGCACCAAGACCCGGAATCAAGTTTTCTGAGCTAATACCCAAGTTGTCCAAACTCTCAGTGGTAGCCACAGTGACAAAGTTCCAATCCGTGAACATTCCAGCCACCCCACCAATCACATCCCCTAAGAAGGTGACGAAACTAATCAGTGGCGGCAACAGCTGAAGCAACAACGGGATGACCTGCTCAGCCAACTGAACCATCAACGGAAGCAACTTGATAAGGTCAGGCAGGAGTTTCGCAAACCCGACAATCATTTGCTCCAAGAACCCCAGGAACGCCTCATTCTTGCTTAGCTTCTCAATGTTTATCAAGAACCCTTCTAGCAGCGTGTTCTCTTCACTAATGTTGAAAGCCTTACGAATCGCAACGCCAACCTGCTCGAACGCCGGCTGAAGCGCCGAAAACGTAGCCCCAATGTCCCTGAGCAAAGTCGGAAACTTTACTTCAAAAAACTCAGTCAAAGGTGGCACAACATTGGTCAGGAAATACTCGACAAACCCCTGGAACGAAGGCAACAACGAAATACCAATTGTTTCCTTTATCTGCTCCAACCCCAATCGGAACCGATCCGAATACAACGCCCCAGCCTCAGCCGCCCCACCATATTGTGACTCCACCTCCGTCAAAATCAAAGCCTGAGCATCGAGCAAGCGGTTCGACTGAACCAAAGTCTTAATCTGCTCCTGCTGTTGCTCCGTAAACGTGGTGCCACCCTTACGCAACGCAGTAATACCCCGAATCGGGTCTTCCAACGCCTTACCCAAAGCAATCGCCTGACCAGAAGCATCCCGTTTCAACACCATCGCCATGTCAAACGCGGCCTTCGTAGCCCGGTCAAAACTCCCACCAGCCTCACCAGCCGAAGCACCCAAAGCCTTGAACGACAACAGTTGCGCCTGAACACTCTTCACAACCTCAGCATCAACACCAAGACGCAACTCCTGAGCATCCGCAAACTTGATAAGCCTGTTAGTGACAGAATCTAGTTCCCCGCCAAACTGGTTAGTAGTTTTCGCCACCTGCTTCAACACAGCATTCGACTGCAAAACCTCTTGACCCATACGGATCGTTTCCGCAGCGAAGTTCCCGATAGCCCTAACAGCGAACGCACCCGCAACAATGGCACCAAACCCAGCCACAGCCTTACCAAACCCGCCGAGAGCTGTCTGAGCCTGCTTGATACCAGTCGGGTCAAACTTAGACACCACCGGGATATTGATTGAACCGCTCACGAAATCCTCCTGTTGACTAACGCCACATACTTCTCAATAATGTTTCGAGCAATCACCACAGCCGGCCCAGCCTCACCCTTAGCCTGCGGAATCAAGAAACGACCCAACCCGCTCATCATCGGTGCCGCAGCATTCAACGCTCGAATCATCCCGCGCCCCTGCGGAGTAGACCCAGAACTCTTAGACCCAGCCAACTCCAAAATCTCAAACCCGGCAGCCTTACCCCGTGACCGAAACGCCATCGACACCACAGGAAAGAAACCAGGCTTCTTCGCACGCTTACCCAAAGGCGTCTGAGTCCGACCAGAAACCCCAGCCCACCGCCACCGGCTACCAGTCGGAGCATTAGCAAAACCAGACAACGGGGAAGCAGTAGGAACCCCACCAGCCAACTTGCCAACAATAGGTTTCAGATCTTCACGCATCTCCTTTTGGAGCGCCTTACGCAACCCAGGGTCAACATTCCGTAGCTCAGCCAAAAGCACCTTCAAATCGGAGGCTTTGACAGTGAACTGGGCGGGCATACCCCTATTCTACCGCCGGCCCCGCTTACCACTCTGGGCCTGAGCACGCGCAATCAGATAACGCTCAATAGTCCACAACATTCGAGGCTCAAGCTTCATCAGCTCCAACGGGCTAATCCCCGTTTCACAAGCAAGGGCCGCAATCTCCCAGTGAAGGCTCGACTCACCGAGCCCCCTTATTTTTTTGTGGGAGCCTCAGCCACCATCGAAACAGACTCAACCCACTTCTCAAACTCATCAGTGGTGTGCCCGGTACGCTTGAGAGCGTGCCACGCCAAAAAGAACATATGCGTCAAACGCACTTCATCCCCCAGGCGGGCAACACTCAAATCGAAGCGTGCCTCAAACGCAATCAAATCCGCTGCAATAGCCGAACACTCAACGCTTGTTTCGTCAATGAAAGTTACTTGTAGGTTTATTGGATTCATACTTAGACAGTACTCCTGGTTACCGTTCCCGAGCTCAATGGCCACGAGGTGCTAAACGTGGCTAAATCCCCCACTGAGGAAGCCAGCGGGCTGTATTCCGTGACCAAGAAAATCCCAGAAAAGCTCGGATTCGAGCTAGACACAGCAGTTCCGTTAGGGATAACGGTGACGGTCGCGCCGGTTCCCAGAAGCGGGAAGATGACAGCATCCACGCCACCCGAAGCGGCAAAGTCCTGGTGCCAGTCAAGTGTGACCGAAGCATCCTTCAAGCCCGAAATTCTTTGGACAAAGGTGTCCGAAAATGCCGTAACTTCCTGCTCTGCCGCACTCAGATCAAATGTGACTGCAGCAATGTCGGAACTGAAATTAGTCCCGTTGATTGTGATGTTGTAGTTAGTAGCGACAAACTTTGCCACAGTTTTCTCCTTATAGTGCGAACACGGTCACGGCAAAATCTGCCGAGAGGTAAGTTATATCTCCAATTGTAACGGAGGTCACGTTAGTCATCTCAGAAACCCTCGTGTCAAAAGCGTTACCGCCCAAAGTGCGATCTATCTCAATGGCCGTCTTCAACGAACCTGAACCAGTCGAAATCAGTGCATCAAGGTTCTTCTGTGCCTGCACTGTCGCAATGCGCCCGAAAATCACTGTCACCACGAAACTGTATTCGGTCAACCCTTTAGCGAAAGCACTGTTGTAGGTCACTGAACCGAGTTGCACGACAGCTGCGGGCATCATCGGATCGTCAGGAATCTCCGCATAAGTGCGCAACCCGGTAATGGTGTTCATGTTTGTTGCGAGGCCAGCCCGCATCAGGCTAATGCTCACGCGAAACGAATCTTCCTGTAAGGCTGAATCAGCCGTTCCACGTCAGGGTCAAGCCTGCCAACCCGAACCACACCCATATCCGAGAACCCGAGCACACCCGTAGGGGACTCATAACGCTTATACGCCCGCAGGGAGGAAAGAATAGTGGCTTGTTTGATAGCACTAGGGATAGAAGCAAAGCCGAAGCGTGCCACAATCTGAACCGAAGCCTGCCCCGCATTGATGTCCCGAGGCTCATAAATCGGCCACAAATAATCACCGACAGCTCGAACCCTCGTGAAAGGTGTAGCAATGCCACCAGCCAACCCGTTCAACGGCTCCAACTGGTAATCAGTAGAAGCCCAAGTCTGGTCGAACCCGCCCTCACCCGTAGTGTCCGACTTGATAGAAGTCACCGCAATGATGTCATCCGTTTCAAGCAAGTAAATGTTCTCAGGAATATAAATACGGGTTACAGCTGTAGCACCCGTGTTGAAAAACACGCGCTCAGTGTAAGCATCAATATCGCGGGAACTCGATTCAATCGCAGTTTCCAACAACGAGTCATCAATGTCATCGGTGATTCTGGCCGCAGCCTTCACCTCGGAAAGTGTTGCGTACCCATTCACAATCGCCAAAATAAACCTCCAACCACCATTCTACCGCCCGGCCTCCCACCCGTTCAGCCTCCGCCGTTCCACACTCCACGAGCCCGCCCCAAAATCGTCACGAGCAACCTTCTCCGAAAAGTGTGCCTGGTTAGAAGTGAACGTGCGTGAGTTTTGATTCAACAGCCGTTCATCAGACCTGATGGTCGAACTGTTGTCATGGATCATGGGCACCTCGAGCCGGCGAATCGCAACCCCAGCACGCTCCGCCCTGCGCTGATAATCGTTGTCCTCAAAATATGCGGGGAAGAAACCCTCATCAAACAAACCCACACGCTTCACAGCCTCATAGCCGAGAGCGAACGCCTGCCAATGGGGAAACATACTAGAGAGGGTTATCTCGTCACTACGGGCCTCTGAGAGCCTCCCAAGGGCACCAGGCTCGAAACGCACATCATTCGATGCGATAAACCAACGCTCATCATACGGAAACGACTTAATCCCCAAGTTCCATGACGCTGCCACCCCGAGGTTAGCGGGCATCGGCAGGTAGGTCGTGTGCTCCACACAAGCCGGAACATCAATCGCCATATCCTCCAACACATCCGAAGCACCATTATCAATGATGAGTAAATGTTTCACCGGGTAGTCAATACTCGACACCATGCGATCTAGTAAGTCGTAACGGTTTAGCACCGGCACAATCAGGTTCTCTAACACCAGGTTCCCTTCCACTTCACCACAAGGTCATTCTCCAACACAAGGTTCTTCCGCCCGTGACGCTCCACCACATCGGTAGCGTTCTTATCGGTCAACTCAGGGAACAACACTGTCGGCTCCCCACTCGCCTCCACATAACGCCGGTGCCAGTCAATCTCCAAAAGAATCGAGTGCGCTTTATCCGTCACAACCGGCACACCAATCCGGTCAATAACGTGCCGCTCATAAACCCCTGCATAGCACCCAAAGAAATACGGGTCGCGGGTCAACGCCACAGACCCCTCAAACTGCTCGAGCAAATCCCAAAACTTATCAGACTTGATAACCCAAGAATCCTGCAGAAACAGGAAACGATTCACACTCGTGTTCTCCATCACCCAGCGAATCTTCGCCAACTCGAAACCAAAACTCACAACCGCAATATGCTCACGCCCCAAGGACGCTGAACAATCAGCAAGCCAAGCCTGCCTGTCAGGGCTAGACCCGATTACGGTCAGCACTACGCGCCTTAAGTTTCGTGGTCGAAATGCTGTGAGTGTAAGGAATATAGATGAGGGAAATGTCGCGCTCGTCCAACCAATCCTGCGTGAACCCCATCTGCAAGTAATAATCTTTGCGAGCCCAATCCGTACCAATCGCAATAATGTCCGGCCCCACCATGTCAATGCTCGTGCGCGAATCCGCACCATCAACATTCGGCAGCACATCATCAACCCAACGGCACGCCAACAAAACCTCGGCACGCTCCTCGAACGAACACACCGGGCTCTTACCCTTATACGCCTCAATAAACTCGTCCGTGTTCAACGCCACCACAACCCGCCCAAGCTGTGAACACTTCCACAGAAAATTGACGTGCCCGGAATGAAACAGGTCGAACGTGCCACCAGTGTAAACAATGAGCTTATCCACCAAAGTACCCCTTCAGGAACGGCAGCCAGTAGTCAGCCCAAACCTTCTCCTCATCAAAGTCGAGCGCAAACTTACGGGACATCGCAGAAAACCCGCGCTCCGCGTTATAGGCCAGCTCCAACGCTGACACAACCGAACCAAGCAAAGGCACCTGGAAGAAAGCTTTCTGCGGTTCATCCCAAAACGGTTGCCCCTCAACCAACCAACCATCCTCGGCAATCAGGTCAGGCGAGGCGGCCCAGCCCGAACCTATGACTCGACAGCCCGCAGATTGTGCCTCGATTTGCGGAACGCCAAAACCTTCTCCATAAGACGGGGCCAACAGAACATCCGCAGCCGAATACAACGCTGCAAGGTCAGCCTGACTGTACCCAATCCGATACTGATCCCTGTTAGCAAACGTAATCTTCTCTGGTGGAATCCCAGACACTCGTGCAAGCAACGCTAAATCAAACCCGCCCACATTAGGTGACGGGTCAGCGTGAACATACAAGTGAGAATCAGGGTGCGACTGTAGGTGTGCAGAGAAGGCCATGAAGTTCACATCGTAAGCCTTCCGATGCAGAATCCCGTTCGCCTTATTCGCGGCCACCATCGCAACCAGGAACGTGTCATCGCTCACACCCAACAGTTCCCGTGTCGGAGTCATCCCCTCCGGCCCCATCATCTTCGGCGTCTTAGCAAACACCTTCGTGTTCACAGCGTGAGGAATATAAACGGAATCTATCGCAGCGTTATCCAACTGTCGTTTCCCATGCGGGGCCATCGCCACTGGGCTCACATTCTCGCGGCGCAAAAACGCGGCAACACCAGGAGGCAACGTCACATGATCCAACGGCACCCACGAAATAACCGGCACCTCATCCTTCCAAGCGTTGTAAACCCACACATCATAAAGGGTCATAATCGCGTGCTTCAGGTCTGGTGCAGACTGCCGATGATGCTCATGCCACACAGTCAAAACATCCTGCGAATAAGGTGCAACACCTTTAGGGTAAACCGGCACACTCCCAAAGTCTGTGCGATGCTCCCCAATGGCACCTTCCAGGCCGTAGTTCGACAGCACACCCACATTCATGCTGTGACGTTTCATGTAACGCACCAGAAACTCAGCCTGCACCCCATACCCCGTTGGAGCCCCAGGGTTATTCGAAGCTAAAGAAACAACACCCTTAATCTTTTCGTAGGTCATTCGAACATAATAGCGAAAACCCCCGCCGTGAAACCTACAACACAGCGGGGGCCTTCAGCCTTGTGACTAATGCTTATGCAAGAGCCAGGTACTTGATGTGCTCGGCACCGTTAGCAACACCAGCGCCAAGACGGTACACGAACCTGTAGCCCGTGACATCATTGGTGAAGTAGGCATCGCTGCTCACGCTCACCTGGAGACCGCCTGCGTTCGCAATTTTCACGGAGCCCCAGTGTCCGAAGAACACAGCCTTGGCACCAGTAGCAATGTCAGCCACGGCAGGGTTCTCGTAAACGGGCATTCCGAGGATGGTGGAAGGCTGTCCAACTACGGGGTCGTAGATGTAACGGCCATCGTTATCCTTCAGGCGGCGAATCGCACCAAGAGTCTTGGTGTTCACCATGTAGCCGGTGCCAGGAAGCATACGAGCGAAACCATCAACACTGTAAGCCAATGTGATCAGGTCATCAGTCGTGAATGCGTTCGTGGTTCCAGCGGTCACACCGGAGCCAGCAACAGCGGTAACGGCTGCGTGGACTACAACGTTCGCACGAGTACCGATTGCGACACCAGCTTGGCGTGCAACCTGCTCCTCAATATCGAACCCACTGTCCTGGACCAGTTCATTTGACAGCTGCACAATGAAGGCCTGCTTTTTTGGGTCCAGAAGTAGTGAGGTGTAGGTCGGGTTGGACTCTGCGATAGCAGAACCTTCCGTGACCTCAGCCGCGGTGCTGTAACCCGACATCACTGGGATGCGGAAGTCGTTGCCAGAATCGCGAACGAAAACCTCAGAGGTTTCCAGGTATGGGCCGACAAGCTTTGCCAGATCATAAACACGGTCAAGGAACGAAACAGGAACAGTGTCAGCCGAAGAAACAAGTGCGCGCTGCTCAGAAGGCAGGAACTCGTGACCACGGATTTCACCACGGGACATCGAACGGAAAATCTCAGCAGAATCGCGGCTAGTTTCCTCAACAGGGGAGAAGCCACGAGCAGCCTGAGCGAACTCAGCGGAACGGGCTTCAGTCATCTCGGCAACCTCGATAGAGCGCTGTGCGCTTTCAATGTCAGCTTCGATACGGTCAATCTTGGTCAGCTCAGCAGCATCAAGGCCACGACCCTCAGACTCGGCACCGTCAATGACGTCGCGAATCTGCATGGTGAGGTTAGCTTTCAACTCCTGCTGACGCTTCAAAAATGAATCAGTCATCAGTAATCTTTCTTTCTAAATGAATATGGATCGCAACCGTGATAACACAGAATCGCTCACCGTAGCGATGACGCACACCGGCTACCTCTAATTGTAAACCGTGCCGTGCAACCCGTTCCAAAAGAAAAGCCCCTACCAGGGAAAGGGTGGAATACCTGGCAGGGGCAAACCCGTCAACGGCGCTCTAAACTGTTAACGCTTTTCGGCAACCGTCATAACGCGGGTTTCTTTAGTCGGCTCGTCCTCGAGTCCAACAATCCGGCGGGCCAACATTTCAGCCACACCAACATCCTCAACAACATCGAAAAGAATCAACGCGATCTGCTCAACCGTTGCCATCAGTACCCCATCAGAAGTTGCAGCTTCTTCTTCTTCAAAGCGAGCATCTCCAAACTGTTATCCACCACCGGAGCTTCAGGGGTCGGGGCCAGCTCGTCAATCACTGTCTGCAACAAGGTGCGGTCATCCGAAGAAATGTCCTCACCGTTCTCAATCTTCAACAACGCATCAGCGAGAGCATCAGCATCCACGTTCGCCCGCTGTGCAATCTTGTCCAACCCTCGAACCGTAGCCGTGCCATTCGTGGCAGGGTAAGCCGGGAAAGCAACAAGCGAAACCTCGTGCAAACGCACAGACTTCAGAACACGTTCAGTACCGTCAGAACTCCACTCATCCCCGCCACGGGCAGGCATAGAAAACCCGAACGAGAACCCGGTCACATCGCCACGGCGAACCAGCTCACGAGCATCACGCCCATAAGTTGTGTCAGGCAGTGTTGCGGAAACTTTCAGGCCACGCTCATCCTCAGTCAACGTCAAAGTGCCGGCACGAGTCGAACCCATCACAGCACCCGAATCATGGTTCCACAACAGTTTCACATCGTTGCGCGATCGTAGGGATGCACGGAACGCACCAGGCTGAATAGTTTCAGTGAACCCGCCCAAGTTCTCACTGCGAGAGTTGAACAGTGCAGCGTAACCCTCCAAAAACATCCCGGAGGCATCCTCACGGATTTCAAACTTGTCAACCTCAACAATACGGGTTTCCAACTTGCTCAACGCTTCGCCCTTCGCTCGGCCTTCATTCTCAGCTTCTAGTCTACCAACCACGCCGTCAGCGTACTCGAAAGCGCGTTGAGCACTACGTTTCGAACCGCCACCACCCCACAACGCCATCGCCACAGCACCAGGCCCAGGATAGTTATCGTCACCCGGAGTGTTCTGTGGGGCATCCATGTCAACAAGATGACGGGCAATCCACGCACGCAAACGAACCCACTTGTCAGCCGTCACATTACCTTCAGCCATAGCAGCAGCCTCACGAATAGTGCGATCCACAACCCCATCACCAGACAAACCCTCACGATGCCATTCCAGGCCACGCCTAGCACTAGCCCTCATATACGCCGGCGGCCTCAAATCAACTGCACGCAACCCGTCAACATCCTCGTCACCGTCATCTTCAGGCTCACCAGGTAACGGGTCAATCTTCGTCAAAGTCGAAAACTTGTGACCGACAAGAATGTCAGTCTCATCCCAATACACCTCACCCGAATCATTCTCATCACGTCGGTAAATGCGAATCAACGCAGCAGGGTCATCAGGTGTGGCCTCAATACTGAAAGACGAATCGGGAATCCCCAAAGTGCCCTCAGTCATAATGTGCTCGATACGGCCCCGAGCCATCCCGCCCGAAGAATCCCACTCCACAAAATCGCCCAACACAAGCTCACCAGGTTCAGCCCTTACAGAGCGTTCACCCTCAAACGTGGAATCCTCAGCCAGCGCAATCGCAACACCCTGGTCAATGGCATCTTCTTTGCTCATGTGGCAACCCATCACCTCACCGTCATCCTTCACGGTAGCCCAACCATCACACCCCTCAGCCGTGTTAGAAATGAAATACGGGGCCATTAGTCCTGTTTCCTAATATCCAACACGCTTGCCACAGTCGCACTGTGATTAGACACCGCAAAAAGACGATCCTCTGGCCCCAAGTTCATCGTAGAAGTTTCATTAGCCCCAAGCCGGAAACCCGTAGCCGTACTGACAGCCGACCCGCCAAGATAAAGAATGTGCGCGTTGTCAGTGTTGTTGTTGTGAACGTGAACCTCGTGAGGCTGATTATCGTGACCAACAATCTCCACAACAGCAGTCCCCACAGTCACCTGTCTATGCTCTATCGGCATTATTGCACCTCGTAAACGGCACCAGGGTTCTCAGGGTCAACCTGCGCCACCGGCTGCAACTGAGTCGAAGCCAAACCAGTATGAGCAATCGGATCAAGCCCAACCGCCGACAAAGACTCCGCAGGATCATAACCAGACAACACAAGAATCTGAGCCATACGAACACGCTTCTCATCAGCCACAAGGTCAGCACCATCAATGTTGATATTCGCTAACGGCACCCGCACATTACTTGCAGCCGCATCGTCAATGTCGCTCATGTCCTCCAACCGGCGCACATCATTGATAGACATCACACCAGCCTGAATCATCGTGGAATAAGCCGAAGTTCTTGCCTGAATATCAGCGCGAGCCAAACCGTCCAGGTTCCACTTCACAAACGCTGTTTCCCCACCAGGGTAACGAGTCATCAAAGGTGAGAACGCATCCTCAAGTTTCTGAACGATAGGTCGCAAAGTGTGAGTGATGAACTGAATGTTGTTTTGCTCAACCGAAGCGTAAGTCGTAGTCCCAGGAATGTTCAACATATTTGCGGGGATATTGAAAGCGCGGGCCACATCCTCCACAGCGAATCTGCGGGCCTCAATACTCTGCGAAGACTCAGGGTCAATCTGCGTTGTTTTGAACTTCGCACCACCCGACAGAATGCCGGTACGGTGGCCTCTACGCCAACCACGGTGAGCATTGTCGAAACTGTTCCGCAAGTTCTCGGCCTGCTCTTTGGTCAGGTTGGAATCAACCTCAATGACACCCGAAAGGTTGGTGCCATTACCGAAAAACGTGGAAGCAAACTTCTCCAACGCCAACGCCAAACCAAAGTTTTCTTTCAAAGCCTCCACACGCGAAACACCACGGATAGTGCCAGGCCGCAACACATCAGGAATGAAAATCACTTCCTCCTGCGAAAGCACCTTCCCCTCACCCTCAACAGTGAACGTCAACGTGCCACGAGGAGTGCGCTTCACCTCAACAGCGCGAGGGTTTAGCACCACCAGGTTCACAACCTCACCGGCACGGTTCGAGAACACGCGAATGAAAGCGTTACCGTCAAGCATCAAAGACACAATGACTGAGTTATAGAACGCCACCCGAGGCAACGCAATGTCCGGTTTGTCAACCCATGAAGGCTTAGGTCGGAACGCACGCCTCTGACCGTCAATACGGATGAAACAATCCAAAGGCAAGGTGCTAATCGTGTCAGCGATAAGCGACACGGCAGAATAAACCGCGTTCACCTGGAACACAGTCTTGGAATCAATCGCAGTGTCCGACAGGTTCCCGAACGCTAGATCGTCACCGGCCTCGAAAATTGTTTGAAACGAAACGGCCCGCTGCTCAAAAAGTCTATTCAGCACTTATTATTTCCCCAACGCGAATCCGGTAATCAACAAAAACAACCCACCAACAACCAACCCGGCAGGAACACTCAGCAGTAACACGCCCACTGTAATTCCGGCCATACCCGCAACCTGCAAAATCGTAGCCATCAGACCCCTAACCAAAAAACTCGGGCACAACCGTTTCTTCTATCTTACCGGAGGCCCGGTCAACCGCCAGAATCGCGGCTACACATGCATCAATTTTTCTGGGGCTCGAGGGGGACTCCTTCTTGATGTGAGGGCCGGCAGGAGTCAACTTGATAGCCGTGTTACTTATGTGGCGGGCAAGCAACGGATCGCCGTCATGGATTAGGCGCTTCTCGGCCACAGCATCGAAGAATCCGGCACACGCCTTAATCATTCGTTGCGGGGACTGCGGAAACGCCACCACCGGCAACCCCTGATTCTCCAAAAACTCCATAGACCGTTGCCAACGGAACGGGTCGCACGCGATCTCCTTCACATTATGTTTCTGACAGAAATCCAAAACTGTTTGCTCAACCTCCCCAATGTCCACCCGCCACTCAGGGCCGTCATGCTCCAAATCCTTCTCCCACGCCTTCACCATAAACACCTTCACAGGCTCGTCACCCTTCGGAACAACAGCACCCACAATCACCGAAGCGTCACCGTTATATGACCCGTCAAACCCGAGCACAATCTCATCATCCGAGGTTAGGTTTACCTCACCAGCACACTCATCCCACGACCCGGCAGGCAACCAGGTTTCCACACTCGACACCCACTGATTGCACCGCTTGATACGAAACTCCGCTTCAGGTGTGCGTTTGATAGCCGAATGAAAATCCGACTCAGCATTCAAATCGCCAAACCCAGGGTTAGCGGCCCGCCACGTTTCAGGGTCACGATGATCAGCCCCCTCCGGTGCCTCCCACCACGCCATAAAGAACGTGTCATCCTTCTCCTCACCCGAAGCCAAACGCTTCCCATAGTTATAGAGATTGAACGCGATGGAATCTTTGCCAGTGCGATCCGAACGAACCCCAGCCGTAGTGATCGCAATGAGGGTCGCAAGTTTCCCACGAGCACCCATAGCGAGCGAGAACACATCAAACAGTTCCCGGTCAGGTTGCGCGTGCAACTCATCAAATATCACCGTGGTCGGGGACAAGCCTTCCTTAGTCACAGACTCAGCACTGAGCACCCGATACACAGAGTTGAACGAAGGCAACTCAATCGCATCCCGATAAAGTTTCGTCAACGCTGACAGCTCCGGCGAAGCCTCCACAGTGCGCTTAGCATCCGCAAACACAATGCGGGCCTGCTCCTTCTCCGCAGCCACCGAATACACTTCCCCACCACGAGGGCCCAGAATCAAACTGTAAAGACCAATCGCAGAACCCAGCGCACTTTTTCCTGATTTCCGTGGCATACCGACAAGGGAAACACGTGCACGGATTCCATCCTCATCCCATGCGAACAAATGTTCGAGCAAAGACTTCTGCCACTCACGCAACACCAACGGGCTCCCAGCCTTACCCGCCACAGAGTCCTTCGTCACCATACCGAAAGCCTCAACGAAATCCACCACCGGCTCCATAACCCGACCCTTAGCCAACGCCGTTTCAGGAACCGGAGTCAACCAGGCCGGAGGCCAACTATCCACGCGCATCCTCACGATTAGCGCGGCGCTCCATCAACTCCTCAAGTTTCGACTTAGCCTTCACCTGACTAACACCCAGGCGCATACGATCCGTTGGCGTGAAACCCAGCAGGGACAGATTAGAAACAATCGCCTTATCCAAGTCGCGCAAAGCCCGGCGCTCATGCCAAGCATCAATGTTCTCCAACACGTAAGACCGCAACTGCTCACGCTCATCAACCATTTCACAAGTCAACTGAAGCAACTCAATATCAGTGTCCTGCGAAATCCACGTCTGACCAAGCGACCAAGTACGATTCCACAAATCCAAGCCATGCCCATCAATACGGCGCAACGGTTCTGGTGTGTCAGTAACCTCATGCAACTCAATCGAATCACCACTGACCGAAGGCGCACGAGAACCAATCAGCTGCTTATTGCTTGCAGACTTACCAGGGTTAGGCACCAACATCCTCCAACTTGTCAGACTTCCGAACATTACAAACCCAATGAGCTAGCTTCAGATTTTCCAAAGAATCAACGCCGCCCTTAGAAATGGGGATTACGTGGTCAAGCGTAGCGCCAAGCTTCGAAGTCCTCGGCAAAGACATATCCACCAACTGCTTGCAAATGTGGCAAACGAAACCATCACGCTCCGCAACCTCCTCGTGAGTAATGCGTTCCACCGACTTTGCGCCCTGCCTGCGAACCGTCTTAATCCGATTCCGCGCACGCCTAGCCTTCACCTTGCAATCGTCATGGTACTTACCGGCCCCAGTGTAGGAAACAGGCAACTCAATATCACCGTCACAGAAACCGCACGACCAAATTTTCACCGGCCCACGCTCTGCCATCAGGCGCTGATGACGTTCCCTAGCCGCAACCCGATTACCGTTCACCTTGCACTCTGTCGAGCAATACTTCACAGATCGCCACTTCCGAGTCAAGAACTTCGTAGAACAAACCGGGCACACCAAAGTCTTTGGCACATTAGTTCCACCGCGCTTAGCCCGCAAAGCCTGACAATCTAGGCTGCAGTATTGGCCGAGATCGTCAAACACGATACAGTCAATCCCGAGAGTTCCGCAGCCGTAACACATAGCCCTTCTAGTCTACTCTGTAAAAGTAGGGCGGGTTCAGGAATCTTGTCTATGGTTGCAGAGAACAAGAAGGCTGGGGCGGCGGGTGACGGTCGAAACGTGTTTTAATATTTACCCCACCCCTAGTTGACCCGTACGGGGCCCCTACAGTAGTGGCTTGTTGCCTCGTCTACGGTTGCATTCACGATGAGCTGGTGCGAGCGGGGAGTCCGGGTGTCCTGCGATGAGGTGGTCTGCCTCTATGCTGTCCCCGAACTCGAATGGCTTATTGCATAGGTGGCAGTGGGTGGCTTGGGATTTTATTTGCTTCCTGCGTTTCCTATAGTCAGCGTTATATAACTCACGTTTCTTAGCCTGTCGTTCCGGGGAGTCCACCCGTATAGGCCGACACCCCCCACAGTATGAAGAACCGCGCACCAGGATTCCGCATTTCAGGCAGGGGCTATTGAAATTCATTGTGTCCTGAAGCGTGAACCCAAGACTGCATGACCTCGATGAACTGTGTGATCGTCAAGTCTTCCAGCTTCTCCATGTCCAACTCTGTGAAGGCTTGCTCTGCCGCATCAAACAAGATGAGCAACTCGTCACCTGTCTTGTCATGTTGTGCTGCCTTCAAATCCAGGAACAGGTACAACGGTAGGGAGAAGAAGTTTTGTGCTACCCCTCGGAACGCTGGTGTGATGATCTCTATTGGTGGTCTGTTGTGTGCGCGTTCTGATGCCATCATCTTCGCAAAGTCAATGGGATTTTCATCGGTCACAGTAAGTCAATCTTCCCACGGAACGGCACGCCCGCCTCCAACTCGAAACAGGTCACCGCTGTGGTCGAATCCCCACCACCACCCGACATCCTCGTGAACCAATCCGAACCGTTATCCATCGTGCTCGCTTGCACCCACCAACGCTCACGACCCTCAGCCCCCGAGAATTGCTCCACGCGATGGTGATGGAAGTGCCCGCTCACCATGAGTGTGCTCGCTGCAAGATACGTGTCGTTGAATACTGCTTTAGTCCAGAACGCTTGGAACCCGTCAGGCCGTGCAACCTGGTGGCCGTGAATCGCACCCAGAATGTGTGAGCCGTCACCGAACACATCAAAGGCGAACCCTTCATCATGAGGTTGTGGGACAAGCCAACGATCCACGGGCAGTCCTACTTCGGTGGCTAGTCTGCGAATCTGTTGCAGAATCACAATGCCCCAGTCATCCGTGCCCGGTCTACCCACCGCAGCCTTGTTCACACGGAACTGGCAATGGTTGGAAGCAACCGACCCGTAAGTCACTGAAGCGTACTTGCACGCCAACTTGATGAGATCCCAGATGAGAGCCGAAGCTAAGTCAACCTGCTGCATCGGGCTCAGCGTGTTGGTTATCAACTGATCCATGTCAGCCTTGTTCGACACGCCTTCCACAATGTCCCCCATGTCCAGGATGACTATGTGGTCGTAGTTGCCTGCCTTCAGCTTCTCCTCAATGCGGGCATAGCTGGCATGAATCCGTTGGATGCTCTCCTCATGTCCGCCCCTCGAGCCGCCCTTACCAATCTGGTAATCAGCAGGACAAATCACATATGTGCGAGTGTTACGGGATTTTTTTGGAGGCTTCGGTGTGGTGCGTTTCGCCTGCGCGTACAACGTGGGCAGGTCGAGGTCTGTCACCTTCCTGCGGAAATGGAACCTGTACGCCGTCAGCCACTCCCCATCCCAACGCTGCCACTGCGAAGTCCGTGGTGTGCCCACAATCTCATACTCGTCAGGTGGGTAGCCGCGCTCCAACAGGAACTCGTCAAAGTTTGGGGCTGCAGGTAAACCCTCAGTGGTGGCAATACCCTCGTTACCGTCAAACTGTAGCCCTGGTCGAAAGTCTTTCGGAGCTTTCACCCGCTGTGCAGGCTCGAGGTTCTCTAGCATTAGTCCACCCTACAGACACAGTCATCGCAAGGTCTGTCCCTACGGTCACGAATAATCTTCTCCCCCAACGGGATACCACGGTCAGACAAAGCTTTCCCCAGCGCCCGATGACTCCAAGCATCACGATCTGCGAGAGCAGTGCGCAAAATCTTTTGGTCAACAGTGCTCAGGTTCCCCAACACGGTGCGAATCATGCACGGAAAAACGCGCACCGGAGGAGTCATATCCTCAAGCATTAGCCCTAGTAGTCGCAATCAGTTTGTATGCGACCTCCAAGAACCACGGGTTCAGGTTTCGGGTCAACGCGCACTCCTTCAACGCCAGTGCCAAAGCTCCGCGAATGTCATCGAAGTCCTTATCCCAAATCAGGTTGTCATCCTGCAACAGTCGGGCCGCCTCATAGTAGGGCGCGAACAGGTCATCACTAATCTTGCTTGCTTGCTTCTGCAATGTTGCTTGAACACTCATTGGTGCTTCCTTTCGTAGGTTGATTGGAAGTTTATTCGTGCAGATCTAGGAAATCGAAGGATTGAAACGGCTCGTTATCATATTGTGACAATTCGTTGACACGGATGAAAGCCCCCGGAACCCTCGTGTCCGCGTACACCTTCCACGCCAAAACACGGATCACCTGCGCATCATCCTCATACACAACCCCGGTCAACGAGTCCTGCACGCTCCGAAGCAACTTGTCAATGTCAGGCGGGACAACAGGGTAAGGGCGTTTCACTGTTGACACGGAAGAAGGCCGGTCAAGATAGAACATGACTTCTAACTCAACCGGCCCCGACACTCTGACCCAACCGTTCACCAACACAGAGTGCTCCGCAGCAACGCGCACATCTTTTCGCCAAGCCGGAAGAAACTTGGATGACTCTACAAAACGATTATTCCCTATTGACTTTTTCGACCCCTGTGGTGCAGGCCGGCCCACAACATCAAAGGTTAGTTCCACGCCTCCCAGAATATCGCTTAGGAGATATAAACGACATCAACACGGCCAGGCAGAGAAGGGCACCGAAAATCCATCCGAACACGCCCGTCACATTATCCACCTGGTAGGCCAGCAGGAAGAAGTTCAACCCCATCGAAAATGCGAGGATTCGCCCAAAGTATTCCATCAGTTGCCCTTCCCAATCAGGCTAATCAACGACTGCAACAAGACAAGAATCCGGTCACGCTCCAATTGTCGACCAAGCTCAATGTCAGCCTGCCGGTTGTCCTCACCAGCCTCAAGAATCTTCCGCATACGCTCAGACATTAGAAGGGTGCTTCCTCGGATATAACGCCAGGCGTTACAGTCGGCCACACCGCGTTCACCGCAGCATGATTTACTTTGTCCGACACAACCTGATTCTCCGCAGGTGCCACAGAATCAGCGCGCACCTTGATGCTAAACCCAGGAGTCCCGTCACGCTTCTGGAACGTGTTAGTGCCAGTGATACGACCCGACACCACAACCTGTTTCACACCCTCCAACGGTGCCCGATTGTCTGTGGTCACGTCATAGGTGGTTTTGTCCACTGTTTCCCACTCACCCTGATGGTTCTGTTTGCGAACATCCACCGACACCTTCAGGGCTCTCCCCCAATCGAAGTCCGCCACATTGTTCAACCAACCAGTCAACTCAATCCGAGCCTCATTCTTAATCACGATCTACCCCTTCTCATATCCGATAACGTGCGCCACATTGACACAGTCATTATTGCCGCAACTTCTGACACCCGGGAACATAGGTTTCCCATCGTCATCCAACGGTGTGATTTCATCCGCAGCGAACCTACCGCCCCACGGGAAACACTTGCCCTCGGTGGCAGAGATCGTCTGAACCCTACGCGCCCGACAGCTCGCACACAGAATGAGCTTCCCCCGCCTCGAGGAAACACTCCACTCATAACCGCAACGCTCACACTGCACCACCGGCATCTAAAGACCTAAACGCAATCTGCATTTGTGCATCAGTGAACTCATAACGTTTCACTCTAGCCTTTTTCACCGGAATTTCCACCGGGGCCGGCACAGGTGTGTCAAGGATAGAACCCACACCACCATCACCCAAACGTGCAAGGAAACGCTCCCGAGCCCAATACGCTGTCGCACGCCTCGTAATAATCCTTCGCAACCGGAGCTGGTCTGGGTGTAACGGGTGCTCCCGATGCAACTCGTCAAGGTCAATCCCATGAGCATCAGCCCACAAATTGTCACTGTAAAGGCTCACAGTTTCTTCCCCACCATGTTCGCCTCGAACCTACGAAACTTCTCCAACTCCGCAATATGCTCTGTTCGCCCATAGCGATACAACATCCGTGACATGGCCGCAACATTCCGGCCCAACGTTTCCGCAGCCATTGGAGCGCTCATCCCGTTCGCAACCAACCACTCGAACTCGTCACAAACCTCGTCACCCCTCAACGCGCTCACCACAACTCCTTAGCCTGATACAGATTAGCCATCGCCCACGAATGCCGAGCATCCGCATCCATCCAACCAGCCTGATAATGCAACAACTTGCAACAATCATCACACCGCAAAATGTGCAACCCATGCTCCTCACACACCGGCTGTGGATCAGAACGCCAACCTGCTTCATCCAAGTCAGCCTCACCCTCCATATACATGACCGGCCTCGCGGGTTGCGCCTTCGCGTGCAACACATCCAACAAGCCTCGAGCCGTCACAATCCCATTCAACGAAACTGTGTACGCCGGCACAATCGCCGTCTGAACCTCCTCATAAGAAGCCCCATCCAACACTTGCAACCACATCAACACTTTCGCCTCAGTAACCTGCTGACCATCCAACGCTGCACAAAACGACAACACCTTAGTCATCTCAGCTTTATTCATCTTCTATCCCTTTCATCATTGACCCATAATCGAAATCTATTTCCTTCGGCCGGAGCTTCTCCGCAGCCTCCTCAGCCTCAAACTTTCTGACAAGCAAAGCACCCTGCTCCGCGTTCGTCAACTTACGCACACCCATCGTCACCCTCAATGGCAACGGATCATCCTCCCAACCTTCGGCGTTCAACCAGGTCGCAGGATACTGAGTGAACGCATCCTCACGGTTTGGATCGTCACGGTACCGTTCAGCACCAGCCACGATTTCCTCAATCGTTGCCTTCTTAAGCGCTTTTCGTAGAGCGTCAGGGACTCTGCCTTTAGCTGTCTTTCGAGGATAGATTGCCCAAAATTGTTCTATCGCAGAGTTAAGTGGTTTTCGTTCTTGTGGTTCTAGTTCAGTGGTTCTAGTTAGGTCATCACCCGTGAGTACCCCCGTCATCACCGGTGCAGACCCCCCCTCATCACCCGTGACTACCCCCCTATGCAGTGGTGAGGACACTTGGAGCGTATAAATGACCGAACTGTTGTGTCGCTGTTGCTTGGTCATAGCCCCAGCATCAACGAGCTCTTGCGCAGCGCGATCTACGGAAGCCTTCGAGCAATGTAGGCGCTCAGCCAGAGTGCCGCGTGAAGGGTAAGCCTTATGCGTTTCACTATCCGCATAGCGAGCGAGCACCGCGTACAGCCTCACAGCCCGGTCAGAGATGTCTAAGTCGAGGAGCCATTCGTCAATGATTGCGAACCGGCGCTCTAGCCTGATTGATTGTTCCATGTTTAGCCTTTTCTATCGGCTAGACTGGAATCTAAGCCGATGCCGTTATCATCGGTTTTTCTGTGAGGGTCGGAGTGTTAAGCTTCGGCCCTCACTCTATTGTACCGCCTAGAACGCTGCGTCTTTCCAGTCTGAGCGTTCCTTACTGCCATCAGGCTGAAGATACCACCAACCCCCAGCCCGGTCAAACACCGGCAAATTCTCCCTCTCCCACAACGGCAGCTTATGATTCCACGCCCGAGCCTGATTCGCAATTCTCGGGTCAGCCTCCATCCCATAATTCCAGGCTGCACAAACCCGCATCAGATTATCGGGAGTGTCCAGAAGCTTAGATCCACCGATGCCTTTATTCCGTCTGTGATGAATTTGCAATTCTTCCGTCTGCCCACAGTGGTAGCAGTGATCGTCACGAGCCTCGATGAGTTTGCGGATTTTCAACGACAAGGCCATGCCCCCAGTTTATGTCACCCGAAGTCACGCAGGAACGGGCTCGCATCCGCAACGGAAAGCCGAAGTGACCTGCAAATAGTATGCGCTTATACTTGGAGCTGGGGCAGGATGGATTCGATTGACCGAGAACCCGCGCAAGCGATTCGGTCAACACCGGGGTTCGATTCCCCGCTGCTCCACTAGACATTTGGTCGGGTTTGAACCGTGCAAATCGTCAGAAAAATAGTTTGCGGATTAGTTTGACATGGCGTGTCTAGTCCTATACACTAGAGTCATGAGCAACACCGAAGAAAGGGAAACCATGAACGCCAACCAACTAGTCCACGGCGATGTAATCAAGTTTCGCCACGTATCTAAGAGAAGCTCTCGCATCGCTGTCATCCGCAGCGTTGAAACCGTAACGAACATGATTGGCGAGCAGGTCGTTCGGGCAAGCGTTCGGATCAACGACACAGCCGGGTTGATTGACTTCCACGATTCAATCATTTGGGAATATCTCCGCAACGAGAACCCAGAGATTGCAGAAATCAACTCGGAGTACGAGCGCTTATTCGCACAGCGCTAACCCACATACTCAGGAAGGCCCCTCTACGGAGGGGCTTTTCTGTTGCCCATGCTAACCTTGCACCCGAAGACCCCGGATGGCCTCTGCGCAAGCACGTCACCGGGGTTACGGCATACGCCGACAAACACGAACGTGACTGAGTACGCCGACATTCTGTGCGCTCACACACAATCAGCCCGATTCACACGATCTAACCCAATGAAAGTTCCCTAATGTGTGCAATAACGCAGATTTCACCAGGATAAGGGACACTGATATTTCGGTAGCGTATAACCTGATGAAACGGGAGCGTAGAAGCACGTAACCCCCCTGAACACCTAACTACATCTTTCGAGAGTTAGACACCCAGAGGGGTTCGGCATTGCGGTATCCAAAAATACTGCGGGTAAGCACCTGCCCCAGCAAAAACTGACTCAGCACTCACCACAAGCATAACAGCCTAACCCTGCTCCCCAACATCCTCAGACGTGTCCAAACTCGCCAACCACGCCATAAACTCCTCCTCAGACATCCCGTCATCCAACACCAGGCTCACAGTTGCCGCCCGTTCTCCTCAGACTCCACCATCATCCACCGCAAACGATCCATCAACTCAAACATGGTTGCACCAAACGCCCCACCCAGGTTCTCAATGTCACCCTCAAAGCCGCCATCCACTTCCTTCACAACCACAACCCAAGCCCTCACGACTCCTCCTTACAGCGACAACCATCAGGGAACCAACCCCCACCACAATCATCACAACGGTCAGACCACACCCTCGTCACAGTTTCATCTCCGCCTGCACCATCTTCGCAGCAGTAGCCTGCGCCATAATCGAGGACTCAATCATCCGCAACTTAGCTCGAACACGCTCCACCTGAGCCTTCGCCAAATCCCGTTCCAGGCGTGCATCAGCCGAAGCCAGTTTCGCCCGTGCCTGACGTTCCACAACCGGCCCCTCCGCTGCAATAAACGCGTGAGCCTCAACCGTGTCCAACGTGTTCTCACACCGGGCAAGCCGATCCATAGCCTCCGCGTAAAACTCAATCCCCTTCCGGTTCTCCTGCGTTAGCTCGTACAGTTCTTTGACGATCTCCGATTGAATCACAAACCATCACCAACCTTTCAATGAGAGCCACCCGAAACACATCCACATCAGGGTCACCGTTTTCCAGGCTTTCCTGATACGCCTGCAACAGTTCCCTCACCGAGGCCGCCAGAACCGATTGACTCTGCATGAGCTTTCACCTTCGCTAACACATCCGGGTTCGCCCCAGCCTGCTGTGCTTCTGCCCATAGCATACGCAACAAGTCAACATCGGTGAGGCTCATTGCTTCAGTCAACCAGTCACGCGATTTCTGTGACCCTTCGTGACGTGCAACCTTCTGCATCTCCTCCGCGCTAGGCCGCTTAGACCCGGTGAACGCCCCACCTAAGTCTGCGAGCGCTCTACCTATGGCACTGGTAGCGCAATTTTCGACCATGCTGACACGGTTCACCGGGGAGCTGTCAATACGTTCCTCCGCGTAATCCACTGTAACCGGGCGCTCATCCTTACGATCCAGATACACCTCAGCCCTGATGACAACCTGCTCCGGTGAGAAATGCACCAGCTCAGTGTGCAACCTGCCGTCAGGATACTTAGCCCAGAACGCATCAATACGCTCCGCCACAGTCGAATACTGGGATAAATCAAACCTCGCCATAATTCTCCTCCAAATAGTTAGCAATCAAAGCCTCGGCATACTCAGACACCGGGACACCCACCTCATTCGCAGCGTTCAAAAGCCGAACATACACTTCCGCCTCGAGCTCCACTGTCACCACAACTTCAGTCATCACTCACCCTTTCGCAATCACAGTCACACCAGACCGAACCCAAGCCCCGACAGTCTTCACCGGAACCTCAAACATTTCCGCAATCGCCTCATGATCCACACCAAGACCATCCAACCGTTTCGCACGCATCTTGCAACACGTCAACAATTCCGTAGCCTCACGCTTTGCCCGCTTCCACTGTGCCGACAAAGTTTGCACCTCCGAACGAGTCAACGCCCTAAGACGATCCTCCTCAGACTGCTCCAACAACTGCTCAATCAGTGTTGGTGTTATTTCATGCAACTGTATTGTCATCGTTCACCCTTTCCCATAAATCGTCAGCCACCCTG